TGTTAGTCGCATCAACGAGCTAGAGGCCAAGCTGGCGAAGGCGACGTTGGCGCTGGACGAAGCTATCTATCTGCTTGACCCAGACGAGGAAGATATTGCCAAGGAAACTGGGCTGCACCGTATCGTTACCATATGCGCAGAACTGAAAGGTGAGAAGGATGAGTGAAGAACCTTTCTACATCGTGCTGAAGAATGTGAAAGAGCACGAGAACGGCGATGCTACCTACACCTTCGACATGAGTGACAAGGCACGAGATTCTATCATAGAAGAGGGCCTGACGCTGATGCTCTACTGTGGCATAGCCAAGGTAGATATCCAAGATGTGTATGACTGGATCTTAAACCAAGATAGTGATGACACTATTTGGGTAGACTTCAACGATGACGGTGCTGTTATTGCTGGAGGTAAAGGTACAGCAGAGTATGAAGGTGAGCACACTTACATTAAGAAGGTAAAGAAATGTACACCGTAGAGTTTGAACCAGATGCATGTGTCATTACATCACTGGATGAGTCAGACGCTTTTGAAGACGTTGAAGTAATCATTGCTGATGATAACACAGTCTTCATGCGTCAGTGGAACGATGCGAACAACCAGCATGAGATACTTTACATGAGCTACCAACAGCTGTTAGACTTGTTCGCTGCAATGAAGTCACCAGAAGGAGCATTCTATGCAAGAGCAACAAAAGACTACAATAGTCTGCGATAGTGAAGACCCACGTAGGAAGACAACATTTTATATTGACTACGATGATGTTGTGTCTATCCTAAGAAAGCATTTGCGAGACAAGAAGTTTGAAGATGACTTGCAAGATGCATACGAGCAGGGCTATGTAAGCACCTGGGATTACTGGTCAGAAGGAGAAGTGAGATGAGCATGGCTGGGGCTATTGAAGATAGCAAGCACGAGATTGAACGACTGCAGAAACTACTGAGTTCAACTAACCTGTCAGACAAAGAGCGTAAGTCTTTTGAGTTTGACTTGGCGTATGAACAGAAGCGTTTGCAAGACTTAGAGAATGCCGTAGCAGAACGTATTACACGCCGAGCATACGCTTAATTATACTAGAGGGAGACACACAATGATGGAGCTAGCATTAGTTCGCACCCTCATGGACAAAGACTTTTACGATAACCATAAAGGTATTCGTTGCCCTGATAAGATCTTCACTAAGGATGTACGCAAGATCAAGCAGACCTTAGACTATGCTATGGAGACATACGAGAAGAGCCTTACACCATCCGAGCTTGAGGCTTTGTTCCATGCGAACAACAGCAGCATGACTACGGCTAACAAGGAAGCGTTCAAGGATCTCTTTCGTAAGATCAATAGAGAGCAACCACTCTCTAAAGAGATCGCTGATGACGTACTGTCTAAGCTATTCCAACAGCATGTCGGTGAAGAGATTGCTAACCTAGGGTTCGAGTACGTTAACGGTACACGTGCTACACTTGAGCCACTGCGTAAGCTACTGTCTGATTATCAAGATGACTTCATGCCTAACCTCAAGGTAGACTGGGATGACATCAGCATTGAGACACTGCTTGAAGCTAACGACATTCAGTCTCAGTGGAAGTGGAACATCCCAAGCCTACGCCGCAAGGTAGAAGGTATCAGTGGCGGTCACTTGGTAGTGGTAGGTGCACGTCCTAACACAGGCAAGACAAGCTTTCATGCTAGCGTCATAGCTGCACCTGATGGCTTCGCACAGCAAGGGGCTAAGTGCGTTATCCTCTGTAATGAGGAGAGCTATGAGCGTGTAGGTGCACGTTACCTTAGCGCTGCTACCAGTATGAGTATGGATGAAGTCAAAGCTAACATGGCTGTAGCTGCAATGCGTTACGATACAGTCAAGAATAATATCTTCATCAAGGATAGCACAGGTAAAGACATGGCGTGGGTTGAGGCTATCGTTAAAGCATACGAGCCTGACATCGTAGTGTTAGACATGGGTGATAAGTTTGCATCTAAGACAAGCGACAAGTCAGATGTGTATCTTAAAGAGGCAGCTATCCATGCACGTAACATCGCCAAGCAATACAAGTGTGGTATCATCTGGATGTCACAGCTCAGTGCTGTAGCTGAAGGTAAGGTATATGTAGATCAGTCTATGCTTGAAGGCAGTAAGACAGGCAAGGCAGCAGAGGCAGACCTCATGATCCTAATCAGTAAGAACCAGATAGTAGAAGGTTCCGAAGAGCAGGACACTCAGCGACATTTGAACATCGCTAAGAATAAACTGAAGGGTGGATGGCATGGGGTTGTTCACTGTGAGTTGGACGGGGATAGAAGCCAGTACTTGGCGTGAGGAGATAGACGTGCGTACTGTATTGGACGTAGAGAACACAACGAATAAACGTGAAGGCAAGATGCTCATTGATCCTTTCGAGCCAGGCAATGAGTTAACACAAGTAGGTACGCAGAATGTAGATAACCCTGAAGAGTTATATATCTTCACGCTAAACCATAAAGAAAAGCAAGACGTTGGCGGAATACAAGCCAAGCAAGTTCAGCTCGTGCTGGACAACACAACACTTCTGATTATGCATAACGCACAGCATGACTTGATGTGGCTCTGGGAGTCAGGCTTCAAGTATGACGGTGCGATCTACGATACTATGCTTGCTGAGTATCTATTGCTACGTGGTCAGAAGGAGCCGCTGAGCCTAGACGCTTGTGCCCAGCGCAGAAACTTGGAGCACCAGAAGGATGATACTCTCAAGCGCTACTTCAAAGAAGGCTATAACACTAACGAGATTCCGCTGCATGAGCTTAGCTTTTATCTGCGGTGCGATCTCAACACAACTCGTGAGCTGTACCTTTCTACCGAGCGAGACTTCGCCCAGCCAGATTCAGAGTCCTTACTTACAGTCCGAGACATTACCTTCGAAACCTGCAAAACCCTTACAGGAATGTACATGTCAGGGATCAAGGTGGATAGAGACGCCCTTGGATTAGTACGTAAAGAGTTCCAACAAGAGAAGGCAGACATTGAGCACCGCCTATCATCACAGGTTCGTGAGCTTATGGGTGACACACCTATCAACCTGAATAGTCCTGAGCAGGTATCACAGGTAGTGTTCTCACGCCGTGTGCATAACAAGTCTGAGTGGGCTAAGCTGTTTGACTATGTAGATACAGCTGCGGAGTTTACTGCTGCAGTTAATGCAAACAGTACGGTGATTAAGAAGACCAAAGCTTTTACGTGTCCTACTTGTGAGGGGCGTGGTAGTGTATTCAAGAAGCGCAAGGATGGTACGCTATACAAACGTGCCAACAAATGTCAGGACTGCGAGACACGTGGCTACCAACTGAAAGAGACTAACAAGGTAGCAGGGCTATGCTTTACTGCACCAAGTAAGAAGTGGGTTAGTGCTAATGGGTTTAGTACAAGCAAGGATAACTTGGATGTGCTTATGGCTACAGCTAAGACGAATAACATGGACAGTGCTTTATCTTTTCTTGGGGATCTTAAGCGTCTGTCTGCTATTAGTAGCTATCTATCTAGCTTCGTGGATGGCATTGACATTTATACAAAGCCTGATGGATTCCTACATGTGGGTCTCACCCAGCACATTACTGCCACCGGACGTTTCAGTGGGCGTAATCCCAACATGCAAAACATGCCTAGAGGTGGCACCTTCCCAGTGAAGAAAGTCTTTGTGTCACGCTGGGATGGTGGCTACATTATGGAGGCAGACTTTGCTCAGCTAGAGTTTCGTACTGCTGCATTCCTAGCGCAGGACAAGGTAGCTATGGCAGAGATTGAGTCAGGGTTTGACGTGCACAGTTACACAGCCCAGGTTATCACAGATGCTGGACAGCCTACGACTAGACAAGAGGCTAAGGCCCATACGTTTGCACCTCTGTTCGGAGCTACAGGTTACGGCAGGAGTAAGGCAGAGGCTGCATACTACGAGCACTTCAATGAGAAGTACCAAGGCATAGCAGCATGGCATAAGAAGCTAGCAGATGAGGCTGTGCGCTTCATGAAGATAACCAATGTGTCAGGCAGGCAGTATGCTTTCCCTGATGTACAGCGTCGGTCAAGCGGCGGGGTTACACACTTCACGATGATTAAGAATTATCCTGTGCAAGGCTTTGCTACAGGTGATGTTGTTCCAGTAGTACTTAACGAGTTGCACAGAAAGTTAGAACCACTCCACTCTGTGCTTGTTAATACAGTACACGACAGTATGGTAGTAGATGTTCACCCTGATGAGAAAGATCAGGTGTTAGACATCATCACAAACATGAATGAAGATATCAATAAGCTGGTGGAGAATAGCTACGGTATCAAACTCAACGTCCAGCTTCTACTTGAAGCAAAGATAGGGCCGAATTGGCTTGACACGAAGGACGTATAACGCTATAACTATGGCTCTTGAACTGAAAGGATACAATATGAGTAATGAACTCGCAGTAATTGGTGAAGACCTTGGCATGTCTTTGGCTGAGGCTATGGGTGTAAGCACTGGTGGTGAGACACGCAGTGCAAGCATCCCTCGCATCACACAGATTCACAGTGGTGTGATGGGTACGATGGAAGTAAATGGTAAGACTATCAAGACTGAAGTTATCCCTGCTGGTGCATATAAGCTGTCTGTTAATCAGGACACTGTAGTGTACAGCAACGAGCCTACTATCCGTATCTTCGCTGTGCGTCAGCAGTGGCAGAAGTGGGACTCAGACAACGACACTATGGTTAAGTCTGTTATGTCTAACGATCTCAAGGGTGACTTGAAAGACAGCCAAGGTACGTTCAACGTGGGGCGTCCTAGCGGTTACATCGAAGACTTCAAAGCTCTGCCTAAAGATAAGCAAGACCTGATCCGCAGCATCAAGCGTACCATGATTGTGTTTGGTACTGCTAAGTTTAACAATGCTATGGATGCTAACGGTGATCCTATCGAAGGTTACGATGAAGAGATCCCCTTTGTAATGGACATCAAGAATGCCCTCAGCATCAAAGCATTGAATGGTTTGCTTAAGACGTTGCAGCGCAAGAACGTACTGCCTATCCAGTACAGCGTAGCGCTGGGCGGTGATATGCATGAGCTACCTACAGGTGCAAGCTATGCGTCTATGGTCTTCAAGCCTGACGCTAAGGCTGGGCTACTGGATACAGACAATGATACACTGCGCTCGTTTGTAGAGTACATCAACTGGTCTAACAGTTACATCCTAGATCAGTGGGCAGAGAAGAATAGTGATGGCTTATCTGCAGAAGATGCTGATGTAGTACATCAGTTTGTCAATGTAGAAGAGGCAGACTAATGAATCACCCAGCTGAACTGGCTGTGTATAACTTCCTAGCTCAAGCTGGTGAAGGCAAGACACAGATGAGCGAAGACATCCGCAAGCAAGTAGCTGCCGATGTTGAAGCTGCACTAGAGAAGCAGTTCAGCAGCGAACCACGTGATGCTTTCAAGATCAGGATGTCCAACATTGGGCGTCCTACTTGTCAGCTATGGTTTGAGAAGAATGACCCTGAAGGTAAGACACCATTCCCGCCACACTTCCTGATGAACATGATCATCGGGGATATCGTGGAGGCTGTCTTCAAGGGTTTGCTTCGTGCTGCTGGTATTGACTTCCAAGACAACGACAAGGTTACACTAATCCTGCCTAACGGTAGTGAAGTAAACGGTGAGTATGACATGGTGCTAGACGGTGCAGTGGATGACGTTAAGAGTGCGTCACCTTGGTCATACAAGAACAAGTTCGCTAGCTTTGAATCACTACAGCAGGGAGATAGCTTTGGCTATGTAGCCCAGCTTGTAGGTTATGCTACTGCTGCAGGCAAAGAAGTCGGTGGCTGGTGGGTAGTCAATAAAGCTAACGGTGAGTTCAAGTATGTGTCTGCTGCCAGTGTAGATAAGGAAGCTGTACTTCAGGGTATCGCTGATACTGTTGAGTACATTGAGAGTGACGCTGAGTTCAAGCGTTGCTTCGAGCCTATCCCTGAGACACACTACCGTAAGCCTACAGGTAACTTAAAGCTTAGCGTAGAGTGTGGCTTCTGTGCGTATAAGCACAAGTGTTATCCTAATCTGCGCACACTTCCTGCAGTAAAGTCTACAGCACAAGAGCCGCCTATGGTGGACTACGTGTTCCTCTCTCCTGAGTATGAGGATAGTAGTGACACAGCGTAAGCATAACCCTAAAGCATATCGTAGCGGTCTTGAGAAAGGGATCGCTGCGTATCTTAAAACAGTACAGACTAAAGTACGGTATGAAGTTCTAAAGGTAGAGTGGGAAGATCTAAAGTATAGAACCTACACTCCTGACTTTGTGTTAGATAATGGTATCATCATTGAGACTAAGGGTATGTTCGA